GTCATAAACTCCAACGTGCTGACTTAGTTGCGCTTCTTGATGTAGAAGGCTATAGCAATTTAGCTATTAGACAAGTGCTGAATGAATACGGAAAAGGTGGATTGCGTGACTGGATCTATGTTGACGTATCTAAAGCAGCTGCTGAAGGTAAATCGACTATTGGTACGGCTACAAACCCATCAGAGCTCATTGATGCGCTTCAGTACTGGGGAAATATCCAAGGTAAGTTACTCCGTGAATGGGGCATGACTGAAGATGAAGTGCCAGATGAATTAGCAGAGTATCCGATTGAAGCTTGGCTTATTGGTCGTTGGATTATCAAAGCGGTTATCAACCCAGATCCATTAGGACGCAAGCCCTACTTCAAAGCGTCATATGAAGAGGTTCTAGGGGCCTTTTGGGGCAATTCTGTAGCAGATCTATGCCGAGATACCCAAGACGTTTGTAACGCCGCAGCTCGCTCCCTAGTTAATAACATGGGGTTAGCTTCAGGGCCGCAGGTTGTATACAACATTGATCGACTTCCTCCTGGTGAAAACATCACTCAGATTTTCCCTTGGAAAATTTGGCAAGTCACCTCCGACCCAATGAATGGTGGAGGCAAACCCATCGACTTTTTCCAACCAAGCTCACAAGCACCAGAGCTCATGGCGGTATATGAAAAGTTTGCAACACTCGCAGATGAATACACAGGTATCCCACGCTACATGACTGGGGATAGTCCTACAGGCGGTGCAGGGCGCACAGCTTCAGGTATGTCGATGTTGATGAGCAATGCAGGTAAAGCTATTAAACAGGTTATCTCGAACATTGATGAAAAAGTTATTGAGCCTGTAATTGATCGCTTGTATTACTACAACATGCGTTATTCAGATGACACGGATCTTAAAGGTGATATTAGTGTTGTTGCTCGTGGAGCAGAGTCTCTAATTGAGAAAGAAAGTGCTGCACAGAAACAAGGTCAGTTCTTACAACTTGCGTTGTCTAACCCAATCGCCCAAGATATTGTTGGTAAAGAAGGTATTGCAGTATTAATGCGTGAAGCAGCTAAGACTCTTGACCTTAATGAGGACGATATTGTTCCGCCTTTAGCAGTACTTAAGCAGAGATGGGCAGCAGCGCAAGAAGCTCAAGCAGCACAGCAACAACAAGAAGCTCAGATAGCTATGCAACAAAAGACTGGACAAGCACAAGCAGGAGGTTCGCCAACTGCACCACCAGGTCCAGGACAGCAATTGCAAAATGGAGCACCTGTAACAAATAATTTTCAACAAAGACCTAACGGTTGACAAGTTACTAACAGAGTGTTAAAAAGTAATTATGTTAGTATGTACCCTATATAAAGGAGCCCAAAATGGCTGAGATTTTTAGTACTTTAAAGCGTGGCGGTAAAGAAATTGCCGTAGAAACAGCAAAAACTGATGGTATGTGTAAAGGCAGCACTAACGGTGGTGGTTCAAAAGTATTTGGTGAACTCAAGCGTAGTGGTAAAGAAATTGCTGTTGAATCTGCAAAAACTACAGGCTTGTGCAAGTAATTGGCACAGTTTGATGAAAGAGTAGCACGTTGTTTTGGCAACTTAAGAGCAACAGAATTTACACCGCTTTTGGAATATTTAAAAGCTGAGCGTCAAGCGGCTTTGGAGTTGTTAATAAAAGTAATAGATGTAGAACAAATTTATCGGCTACAAGGCAGGGTCGTAGCTTTAGGAGAAATTCTCCAAAAAGTTGAAGGTGCAGATGCATTAATTGCCAAATTAAAGCGCTAACTGTAAAGAAAGTTAGTCATTTTTGAAGTTAACAAAGTAGCAGACCGTATCGAACAGAGCAGACCGTAAAGTCGGCGCAATGAACGTAGTCGGCGCGAAGGAGATAGGAATATGGCATTGCCAAAGGCTGTACAGCAACAAGCAGAAGAAGCAGATCGTATTGCAGCAGGACTACAAGGTGAAGAGCCTGGTAAACAACCAGAGACTAGCACCGAATCCCAATCAATTGATCCAGTACCCCAGGCAAATGAAGTAATTCCAAATGAGCCTCAACAGGTTAACCAGATTCCAGAAGAGACATGGGAAAGAAAATACCACGTGCTCCAAGGAAAGTTTGAAGCAGAAGTTCCAAGATTGCATGCAGATTTGCGGGAGATGAAAGCGCAACAACAGCAGTTCCTAACAGAACAAGCATCCTTAAGAGCTAAAGCAGAACAACGACAACCGGAACCCGTTAAGTCTCTAGTCACTGAACAAGACAAAGAAGCATTCGGAAGTGATTTATTGGATCTTATTGATCGAGCAACTGAATCTAAAGTGCAAACATTTAGACAACGTGAAGCAGAGTTAGTAAGTCAGATAGATAGGATTAATGAGCAATTAGGAAGTGTTTCCAGTCGTCAGGGTGTATCCGATCAGGATAGATTTTTGATGAGTCTAGGACAACGAGTACCTGAGTGGGAGCAGTTAAATACTGACCCTGCATTTTTACAGTGGCTTGGTGAAGTAGATGCAGTTTATGGAATTCCCCGCCAAATGGCTCTAACTAGTGCAGCAGAAGCTTTTGATTCCAATCGTGTAGCCACGATTTTCAATGCTTACAAAGCAACGTTAGCTCCTACCTCTCAACAAAATAAACCAAAACCAAGTGAACAACTTCAGAGTCAAGTAACGCCGACACGCTCTAGGGCTCAAGCGACAACGACTGCTACTGAATCAAGTTTCAAACTCTGGAGTAATTCAGATGTCGAAAGATTTTATTCAGATAAGCGACGTGGGTTTCTAAGCACAGAAGAAGCGGCACGTATTGAGCAGGAAATCCAATCCGCTATCTCTGAAGGAAGAGTTCGATAACTCTCTAAATGGGGTAGCGACTAATTAGTAACAAGGCATCTCAAAAGGAAATAATATGTCTACAATTACCGCAGCAGCAACCTACCCCATTAACTCTGGTGGTTTTAATTCACCAGCTGGCCAAACAGCATACTCAGGTACTGCTTACTCTGGTTCGTTTATCCCAGCTCTCTGGTCTGGTAAATTGGCTGAGAAGTTCTACGCATCTACAGTATTTGGCGAAATCGCTAACACTGATTGGCAAGGCGACATCTCTGGTATTGGTGATACAGTAATTATCAATACAATCCCAACCATCACTATTAACAACTACTCTGTTGGTCAAAACTTGGCTTACGAAGTACCAGCTCCATCTACACTTACTTTGACAATCAACAAAGGTAAGTATTTCGGTGTGAACGTTAATAACTTGCTCGAATTGCAAGCTAAGCCAAAATTGATGGATGTATTCACCAATGACGCTGCAATGCAAATGAAGATCAAGATTGACCAAGATGTATTGCTTAGCACTTTCAACGGTGGCGCAGCTACTAACCAAGGCGCAACAGCAGGTAAGATCTCTGGTGGCTATAACCTCGGTACAGATGCAACTCCTGTTACCTTGACAGCTTCTAACATCCTTTCAAACATCACTGCATTGTCTTCAGTATTAGACGAAGCAAACGTTCCTGAAACAGATCGTTGGTTAATTATCACTCCTACAGAGCGTCAAATCTTGATGCAATCTAACTTGGCACAAGCTCAGTTCATGGGCGACGGTACAAGCGTATTGCGTAACGGCAAAATTGGTTCTATTGACCGCTTCACTGTTTATGTAAGTAACTTAACACCACGTGCAGCTGCTAACGTTTCATGGACTGGCGGAGTTAATACTTCTGCTAAGCGTCATGCAATTATGGCTGGCCATAAGTCTGGTATCACATTTGCTTCACAAATCGCTAAGGTTGAAAGCCTCCAGAATCCTAATGACTTCGGTACATTGGTTCGTGGCTTAAACGTATACGGATGTGCAGTAGCTCAGCCAGATGCAGTAGCTCTCTTAGTAGCAGCAGGTTAATTGGTAGGGTGGGGTAAAACCCACCCATCCTATCTATAGGAGAACAAAATGGCTTTAATTGATGACTTAGTTTCAAGCGGTATGTCGCTTCCACAAGCGCAAGCCGTTATTGATGAAGACACTAATGGCGATAACACTAATGGTTTAGTAACAGCTGGGTTTTCAGTAACTCAAGCTCAAGCTATTCATGCGTATGACGTTAATAAAACAGCAGCAAATTTGGATGTAATGGTTCAGCAAGGCATTTGGGCTACTACAGCTATGCCAGCTATTGATGCTGAACTAGATGTAACACCTTAATAAGCAGGGCTTCGGCCCTTGCTTTGACTATTGGAATATATGGGCACACTTACTGCAGCGTCGATTATTAATAAAGCAGTTATTCAACTGAATGACCTTAGTGCTGTCCGCTGGACTCGTGCAGAATTACTCACATGGCTAAGTGATGCCCAAAGGGTAATGATTTTAGCCGCTCCAAGTACTGGGGCAACAACAGGTATGGTAACAACAGTACCCGGGATTAAACAAACTATCCCTATGGATGGCTGGCTTTTAATAAGAGCTAATCGCAATATGGGTTCTTCTGGAACTTCATCAGGACGTGTATTGCAATTGGTTCAGGAAGAAGAACTTACAAAAAATAACCCAACTTGGTCTAGCGATACAGCAACAGGTTCAGCAGTAGCATATTCATATGCACCAATACTTAAAAATGTATTCTGGGTATATCCCCCTGCGGACGCTTCAGGCAACAAGATCGAAGTTGTGTATTCACAAACCCCAACTGAGTTAACTACAGAGTCCTCTGTAATCACAGTATTAGACGTTTATGAGCCAGCGTTGCTTGATTACGTTATGTATAAAGCATGCTCAAAAGATGCAGAATATGCTGCTGGATTACAACTTGCTGCTGGTTACTTAAGTACCTTCAATGCCATGTTGGGGATAATCGATAAGGAAGCCGCATAATGTCAGTATTAGCCTCCACCATAATTAATAAGGCAGCTAAGTTACTTACTGACCAAAACAATATTAAATGGCCACGTTCAGAGTTACTTGGGTATCTCAATGATGGGCAACGCCAGATTATATTAATCGCCCCTAATTCTTCAAATGCAACAACAGTAGTGCAACTAATTCCAGGTAGTAGACAAACTATACCTATTGATGGTTGGGTACTACTTGATGTATATAGGAATATGGGTATTACAGGTACTGCTCCAGGACGAGCGATTCGCATTACTTCTAAAGAAGCTATGGATAGTTTTAATCCAGGCTGGCACTACGATAGCGCAACTTCAGTAGCAAAAAGCTATATGTACGATATTCAAGACCAAACTGCATTTTGGGTTTATCCCCCTAATACAGGTACTGGGTATATCCAACTTAACTATGCAAAAGTCCCAACAGACTTAACTAGTGAAACCCAATCAATTTCTGTTAATGATATTTTGCAGACAACAATTCTTGATTACATTTTGTTCAGAGCATTTAGCAAAGAAGTAGGTGATCCTGCTGCATTACAAGTGGCTCAAGGATATTGGAGTTCATTCTCAGCAGCTCTTGGAGCAAAAGAAAAAGCAGAGTCGGATAATTCTCCTAATCTCTCACTGACTCCATCTCGTAATACTACACAACCTGGAGCTGAGTCATGAGCACCGTATCCTATGATGTCTTTCTACCAGAGGTAATGCAGTACTGCCCTGATGTTCCAGAATTACTAGCTACAAATGCTATTAAGCAAGCTTGTATAGAGTTCTGTGAAAAAACACGTTATTGGCAAGTAGACCTTGACCCTCAGATGGTATATGCAGGGCAATCATCTTGCAGTATTGACACACCCTCAGGGACTAAATTAGTTAGCGTTATTGAAGCATGGTTTAACGGAGTTTTACTTATCCCTAAAAGTACTGAAGAGCTTACAAGAATGTATAGGTTTACTGACTGGAGAGCATTAGTTTCTAGCCC